AAAGATCTCAAAGCCATGAGCTTGTACATGACGACATACTCAGGTAAACAAATAAGTTTGCTAAACCCTTCTATTGAGGATATCGATCTGAGTGACATTGTTCACTCCCTATGTGCTCAAAAACGCTTTCTTGGCCACCCAGAAAGATGTATCACTGTGGCACACCACAGTGTGTTAGTTGCGAAACGAATAGATCCAAACAAACCCCGTCTCAGAATGGCTGCTTTGATGCACGACTCGCACGAAGCTTACACTGGTGATATCACGTCACCAATGAAAGAAGCCATTTGTGCGTTTTGCGACTGTGACCCCATTAAGAAAATCCAAGATAAGCTTGACTCTTTGATTTTTAAAAAATTCTTCGTTGGTATTCTAAACGACGAAGAAAAGAGTCAGATCAAGAAGGCGGATGATTACATTCTTGCAAAAGAAGCCCACTTGGGTTATCGTCCTAAAGATGTGCCCGATTGGGCACATGCTATCCTAAACTTTAAAGATATTGAGACTACCATAAACTTTAACCTGACCCCCACACACGTTAGAGAAATGTTTATTTCCGAGTTTCAAAGATTAACGAAAGCAATGATTTTACAATGACAGTACGAGTCGCCAATATCAACATCACTATACCTTTGATCGCAGTTCCGTCGATTATCGATCAGCTTTTCAAAGACGTTGAAACCAAAGGTTATGCTTGCGATCTAAGACAAGCATACGACAATGTTATGAAAGGTAAGTATGAGGTGATTAAGTTGGTGCATGGTGTTCAGGTTGGTTACCACTACGAACCAACGGACCTTGCAACAGCGGTTAAAGACTTTAACGAGATTGATAATTTCAACACAGACTCTTTTATTATTTACCAAGTGGTTAAAACAAATGAAGCCGATCTTTGAAAATTTCATAGGTGAGTTCGTTGTATTGGTTCAATCTCCGTTAAAATCAGCTCACACAATTCAGCACAGTTCTGAGGTTCTTGATTTATTGTTGCATCCAGATGGTTGTAACATTCAGGTAACAAGAGAAGAGTTACTTGTTACATTGAACAACAACGACAACTGGGAAAAAGATAAAGATGAGAATCCTTTTTCTTGGTCCTTTAAACACGGGTTCGCTTCAGTGTGGGTATTCAGGACCACACAAGTACCCACACTAGTTGTAAGCAAATGCTCATGGTGTGGCTTTGAGCATTTTGGCGGACCCGAAAATTGTAAAACGGGTCGTAAATACTTAGTGGGTCAACTCAATTTGGGGTTGACTTAACTTTAACAACAAACTGAAAGAACGACATGCGTGATATTGATTGGGACGAATACAGAGATATTTGCCATAATGCTGCTGTTAAGAGTGGTTGGTGGTCTGATCTTGAAACGGGCGAAAAGTTGGTCAAAGATTGGAAAACTTCAATTCTTTTAATTCACAGCGAGGTAAGCGAGGGTTTTGAAGGTTATCGAAAAGGTAACAAGATGGATGATCATCTACCTCACGTAACTATGCTTGAAGCTGAGTTGGCAGACGTTTGTATTAGGATTTGCGATACTGCGGGGGGTTTAATATAGAAATGTTACCCAGTATTTAATTTTGTTTTCTATATGGGTTTCTCTATTATCAAGACTCTCTCTCAACTTCATTATTTGTTAAGCTCTGACTACGAGGATGTGTTGTTGTTCAACGAAGTGTTGAGTCGAGTAGAAGATCTCTGTGACTCACAGGGTTTTACTCTAGAAAAAAACCATTGATAGAAAAATTGGCGTACAACGCCATTCGTCAAGATCACAAAATCGAAAACAGAAAAACTGACGGTGGTAAAAAGTTTTAAGTGGAAAGAAAAGATGATGGAATCGCAATACAGGGTTTGCTCTCACTGCAAGATTAAAAACCTATTATTAAGTTTGGAAAAGTCAATAAAACAAGACGCCGTAAATGTTGCACCAAATGCCATTACTTGAGAATGGAAGCGAACAGGTTGGGCGTTCAGGTACAAGACTTCATAGACTTAAACACCGGTCCCTGTTTGTTTTGCGGTTTACCTGATGGTAAAATTTACTTTTCGTACAAAACAGGCTTACCTGCGGGTAGGTTGTGCCCCAAGCACTTGAAGGGAATGGAAGGGGCGAAAGAATTCAACAGATTGCTTTTGATGAACGAGGTAATGGAAAATTTCCCGTTTTGGGTCGATTTTCTAAAAACGGGAAATTTTCAGCTGTTTGCACTTGGCACTTAGCGTTTTGCAGCATAGGGTTGCAGAACGCTGGGTTTCTCGCAAAGCCCGTAAATGTACCAAAACGCCTAACATGACGGGTAAATAGTGACAACCGAAGATCTCAAAACAAAAGCAGCGAATTGGATTGCCGAGCAGTCACCGAAAGCCGTCGACTGGATGACGGGTCAATCGTTCAATAATGTTTTGTTGTTGTGCATTTTGGTCGCTGGCGGCTGGGCGATTCACTTTGCAATTACAGACGCAATTCCAAAACATATCCGCGAAATACAAGATGGTTACAAGACCTTGCAAGAACAACATATACAAGAGCGAGAGACAATTCGAAATCAGTTCGATCTGTGGCTGGAACGGATCATTGATAAGAAAATAGGAAATTCTAATACCTATAAATCGGGTTACTACATACTGAAACAAACTTCTTACAAGCTTTGAAAAAAACACATGAACCAATCAAAAAGTCTAGTCAAACTGTTCGTAGGTATGATCTTTTTTGGGATCAGTCTCTTCGTATTCAATGGCTCTGGGTTATTTGTCGTAGACAACGGGATGCTTGGTGCTACCAATTTGGAAATAGCCAAACGTGTTTTTGAGGTTCTTTTGTCGGTTATGACAGCTTTGTTGGGCACGGGTTTGTTCTCTAAACTACCGTGGATGAAAACTTTGATTGATGTGCTTACACCATTTTTATCAAAAGACAGATCGCCTGAAGCAACAAAAGAAAAAGACTTGATGCGTATGTTGCAATACGCTATCTTTAGTAAAAATGTCAATTTGACTATTATGCTTTGTGAGGAAGCCGCCGGGGAACGTTATATTAGCGGACCCGAACAAGAGCCAGAAGCCGCCACAACACCAAAACCAAAAGGTTTTCCCCTCAAATGAGATCACCGTACCGAGAAACCACCCGAGAAATAGCTGAAGATACAAGACCTAAGCATTACAATAGACTTTGGTTTCAATTTGTTGTTTTGCTTGTGGTGTTGGCTTTCGGCTGGTTTTTGGGGCGGTCTGGAAAAGAAAAAGAGATAGACTACATTGATGATAACGATATCGTTATTGTTGACCCTATTGACCCTATTGACCCTATTGATGACAAGAAAGAAAAGATCGATCTAAAAGATTCCTATCTTGTCCGAGTTTACGAAACCGAAGCCAGTGAAACACCAGTTTGGTTTATCGAATTGCTTGACGCGGATTCTCTTTGGTTTGATTTCATCAAAGCAAACGGAATGCGTTTGTTTACATTTGATCCAGATTCAGACAATCAAGCCGAAAGCTTTGTTAACGCAGCCAAACAAAAAACATTGACCCGCCTTTCTTGATTCACGCAAAAGGTGGTAAAGTTTTAAGTGTTACTGCGTTTGAAGAATCGCTAACTGTTGAAAAAATCAAGAAACTTGTAGAAAGCCTCAAATAATTATGCCAGTAGACGAATTCAAATTCCGACATGGTGATAGTTTTGTTTACACTGGTATGAAAACACCAGAAACAAGACCTTTGTCTTTTACGCCTTTCCCTGAACAAAAAATTCGGGGTTTTGACGAAATCATTGATATTCTTGATAATCCCAACAGGGTGCCAGCTAGAATGCGGTTTGGTCAAGATCGTTTGATTAACCAAGGCAATCGTAGTTCTTGCAACGCTTACATGGCTGCCGCTATGTGGATGCGGCAAAATTACATGGAAACAGGAACTTGGGTTGATGTTTCACCTGAGTTTATCTACATGCACATTAACGGGGGTAGAGATCAGGGTTCGATGTTGGACGATGGTATGATGTTCATAACCGATACAGGTATTGCCAGATTGGTTGTTGACGGCAAAAGGTTGATTCCTTACGGGGCTTATCGGAAGGATAAAATTCCGATGGAGCAGTTGCGGTTTGCTTCACAGGACGCTGCCGGGCAGCGAGCCGGGGAGTGCTACCTGATGCCTAATTCCAGTCCCGAAAAATGCTGGGCGGCTCTCTTGTCCTGTTTGGCTGGCCGAGGTCAGGTTGGCCTTGCTGTTCATGTTGGCAACAACTACATGAACTCTGGTAAAATTGCAGGATTCGATAGAGGTAATGGGAATCATGCAATTGCGGGTGACGACATTATCCCATTGACAACTAACCCGCGAGGTATTGAAGATCTGGGTATCGATTCACCTCAATCGTGGAATCCCAGTTTTGCCGATAATGGTCGAACCATTATCACAATTAAGCACATTGCTCAAACATGTAGAGTTCACGGATTGTATGGGTTGCGGTCAGTACTGACTAACCCTTTGGATGTTTCTCAAACAAGGATTAAGTAGCTATGCGAAGTTTTATGACGATGGTAGTTTTGACATTTATGGCAGTTAGTGCGAACGCACAAGGGGTTCTCACTTTGGGAGAATTGGACGAACTCGCAAACAACAACAAAAAAGCAATTTCTATCAACGGTGAAAATATTTCTTCACTGGCTGATCGAATTGCTGATTTGGAAGCGAGACCTGTTTGTGATTGCGGACAAGGTAGTGTTGGTGTTGGTGTTGGTGTTGGTGTGAAAACAGATTATCGTATGCCTGTAAAGATCAAGGTTCCTACAATTACGGATTCGCGAGCACCTGAGTTTTTCTCACCACCTTCAACAACCAGTTCACGTATTATTTCAGTGGGGCAACCAGTTGTAACCTCAGTAGGGCAACCTAGTTATGGATTAAATTGGGTGTCTTCCAGCGTTAGTGGGACTTGCACAAATCCAAATTGCACAAGCCCAAATTGCCCGAGTAGAGTAAATAATTCTGTGTATTCTCAACCTACCAGCTATACTACTGTTCGGCGATCAGGTAATGGCAGGGTTAGGTGTTCTAACGGCAGATGTTGGAGAGAGTAAGTCAATGAGTTCGCAAGAAATGACTCAAGAGGATAAAGTAGAGGCAATAGCTTGGCGATATGCTGAGGAGCTTCTACGAAATCCTTGCGACACATTCAAAGCAGCTATGATTGTTACGTTTAGTGACACCATAGCTGCATTGCGTTTATCTCAAGAGTTGCAATATTCAAGCAAAATTGCAAGGATGCAACAACACTTGATTAAAGAGTTAGGGGAGGAGGCGTTCCTTCCGACTAAAGAAACAATGGTTTCGGAAGTCTACGCCAGAGCTAGGAGATCCACAGAAGACGATGCCTACGTCAAAATGATGGCATTGGTTTTCGATGTTCGCGGCATGAGTTCAAAATCTGGGTCTGTAGTTGTGAATGATAACAGCACAACAAATAACCGTATCATGCAAATACCTGTTCTGATGAACAGAGAGGGTTCCCCGGCAAACGAACAGGAATGGGAAGAACAACTCATTGTACAACAAGAAAAGTTAACCAATGACTTCTAGAACTTGGAGTTTGCCAGATCAAACGCCTCTTCCAATTCGGGAATCAAAATCATTTGATGAGGTTATCCAAGGTATTCCGTTGGGTGACGGAACTGGATACTACACAAAGTACGAAAAAGAAGCGGAGATCAAGTCTACCTACGTAGTGTGGGAACCTATCCCCGGATCGTCTCAAGAGTTTGCTATCGCAACAAGAGCGCACCACACGCTAATGCACGGTGCTCGCGGTCCCGGTAAGACTTTGACCCAGTTAATGCGTTTTCGTTCTAAAGTGGGGCTTGGTTACGGTGCTTATTGGAGAGGCGTTATTTTTGACAGAGAATTCAAAAACCTTGGCGACCTAGTTGCGCAAAGCAACAGATTTTTTCCGAAGTTCGAAGATGGTTGTAGATGGCTGAAATCGGCCACCGAGTACAAATGGGTTTGGCCAACAGGTGAAGAACTTCTTTTTCGCCATGTTAAAAAAATAGAAGACTATCAAACCTTTCATGGGCACGAATACCCGTTTATTGGATGGAATGAGTTAACGAAACAACCAACCGCTGAGATTTACGACAAATTTATGTCAGTGAATCGATGTTCTTTTCTACCAGAGAAACACACACCAGTTATCTTGGTTAACGGTAAACCTAGATATGACACTTTGGATGGCAAACCTTTACCGGCAATCACACTAGAAGTGTTTTCAACCACAAATCCGGATGGTCCGGGTCACAATTGGGTCAAAAGACGATTCATTGATGTTGCCAGAAATGGTGAGATTTTTAGAAAAACAGTCAAGTTTTTTGATAATTTGGCGGGTGAAGAAATTGTAGTTGAAAGAACACAGGTTGCTATTTTTGGTTCGTTTTTTGAAAACCCTTATCTAGACCCTATTTATCGAGCGGGTTTGATTGAATCTTGTTCCAACAATCCTAATTTGCACGCAGCTTGGATTGAAGGTCGTTGGGATGTTAGTAGCGGTGGTGCAATTGACGATTTATGGAACAGCGCCAAACACATTGTTCCACGATTCCAAATACCAGCGAATTGGAAAATAGATCGATCGTTTGACTGGGGATCTACTCACCCGTTCTCTACAGTATGGTGGGCTGAGGCGAACGGGGAAGAACTCACTCTTTCTGATGGCTCAAAATGGTGCCCTTACCCCGGTTCGTTGTTTGCAATTGAAGAAGATTACGGTACTGAGGGTTTTCACACAAACAAAGGTTTGAAACTCTCAGCAAAGGACGTAGCTCTGCGGATTACCAAAAAAGAAGAAACACTAAAGTCTGAACAGTGGATCAAATCAAAAGTTCAGGCTGGTCCTGCCGATAATCAAATTCGCAACGTCAACGAATCAGATGTAGATACCATTGAGTCTAAAATGGCAGATTTGGGTATTTATTGGACGAACTCCGATAAATCGCCGGGTTCAAGAGTTATTGGTTTGCAGCTGTTGCGAGACCGCTTGCAGGCTTCTGTTTTGGGTGAAGGTCCGGGTATTTATTTCATGCGAAATTGTTTACAGTGCATTGAACTTTTACCACCTTTACCTAGAGATCCAGAAAAAAAGGACGATGTTGACTGTTGGGTGCAAGACACCTTAATTTCTACACCTAAAGGTGAAGTTCCTATCCAAAGGATTGAGGTCGGGGATTACGTTGATACACCTATTGGCCCAAGAAGAGTAACCAAAAGTTATATTTCCGGTAAAAGTCAAACGGTCGTTATTCGCACGAACAACGGTTCAATCTCAGAAGGCACAAAAGATCACAAACTTTTCGCTGAAGGGTATGGACTTCTGCCTCTGTGTGAGTTAAAACCCTCTTTTCTTCTGTCTGGGAAAAGGGAAACATGCCAAAATATCTTGAGTACGATGGAGTCTTCTACACTTGCTGGGACGGGCGGGATTACTACTCTCCGAACGGCACAATTCTTAGTCACGGGGGAACTAGCCTGCATCGGCAAGTTTGGATTGATAACAACGGACCAATACCTGAAGGATATCATATCCACCACGTTGACCACAATACAGACAACAATTGCATTGAAAACTTACAAATGGTCAATGCTTCGGATCACGCTAGATACCATTTGGTTGAACGTCATAAATCTGGTGAACTTGCGAAGTCTCGCAATGTTTGGATTGAAAACGGGGGACGGGAAACACTTCGCGAAAATGCTGAGAAGATGCGTGAAAACACACCCTACCGTGAATTTACGTGCTTTGATTGTGCTTGCGAAGTTAGAACAAAACACCCGTCTCAAAAACGATGCGAAGAATGCGCAGAGAAAAGAAATGCAAAAGGCTACAAGTCAAAAGCTTGCCCTGTTTGCGGAAAAGAGTTCTTGTACAAAACACACTCAACAAAACAAGTCAAGTCTTGTAGTGCAAAGTGTGGATGGGTTTTGCGAAAACAAGCTAGTCTACAACTTGACGGTTGAGCAAGCAGGTTTGTATTATGCAAATGGCATGTTGTCTTCAAATACAGAGGCCGAGGATCACCTTTACGATGCTGTTAGATACCGTGTTTTACGCGGATCAAACAAGTGGGCAATTAAAATCAAAACAAATTGGATTAGGTAATTATGAGTGGTGTTTCAACAGAACGTGCAGAGTTGATTGCAATAAAAAAACTTTATTGTGTAATTGAAGATTCCCTTAACGGGGAAAACGCTGTCAAAAAAGCGACATACAAATATTTACCCAAGCCGAACGATATTAGTTCGACCGAATCGGCTGCAGCCAAGCGATACGAAGCTTACATAACAAGAGCTGTGTATTACAATGTTATTAGGCCAACAACAGATGCCTTAATAGGGCAGTTGTTTTTGCGAAAGCCGAAAACAAAACTGCCAGACAAAATGAAGGTGATGGAGAAGGATGTAAACGGGGAAGGTTTGAGTATTGAACAACTAATTCGATTGGCTGCTAACCATGTTCTACCTTATGGTAGATGTGGTTTTCTGGCTGACTTCCCACGTACAAACGGTCAAGTTACACAGAACGATGTGGATAAAGGGGTTAGACCTTTCATTAAATTTTACTCCCCATGGGCTATAATTAACTGGAGAATAGAAAAGCGCGACGGTTCTCAAAAACTAACGCTGCTGGTACTTAAAGAGGTTTACGAGAAAAAACCAGTACCTGCTGACAGTTTTGGTATAGATCTTGAATTTCGATACCGGGTTTACCGGTTGTCACAGAATAATGAAGTCACACTAGAAGTGTGGGAAGACGAAGCGGTTACAGAACCTACCTCTTTAATCAAAGATACGAATAACAAACCTCTAAGCGAAATACCGTTTTCTTTCGTTGGTTCAGAGAACAACGACGCAGAAATTGACCAACCGCCAATGTATGGATTGGCAACATTGAACATAGCACACTACCGTAATTCGGCGGATTATGAGGAAAGTGTGTTTATGTTGGGTCAACCAACACCTGTTTTTACTGGCTTAACCCGTGATTGGGTTGACAACTATTTTGAAAAGGGAATACCTTTGGGTTCAAGGGAATGTATTCCTTTGCCTGAAGGTGCAACAGCTTCTTTATTGCAACCTGAACCAAACAGTATGGCGTTTGAGGCAATGACGCACAAGGAGCAGCAAATGATCGCTATTGGGGCGAAACTGATAAACCCAAATCAAAAAGTTGAACGCAAAGAAGCAGAGATACAAATTGATGCAGGTAGTCAACGGTCTGTCCTGACTACAATCAAAGAAAATTTAGAAAAAGCGTTTCTTGAAGTTCTTGGTTACGCTGGTCAATTTGTCGGAGAAAAAGACGGAATCGAAATTGAACTAAATGATAATTTCGATTTAACCTCTTTATCAGCAGAAGAACTTCGTTGGTTGCTGGAACTGTATGTTAAAAAAGCTATCGATTTCGACGAACTCCACACAAATCTGAGAAGAAGTGGAATTAGTCAAAAAAACAAGCAGAAGAGGTAAAAGCTGGCATTATTGCAGACTTACCTTTCTTTGAACAAGTAAACCCAGAACCAAAACCCGAACCAAAACCCGAACCAAACCAAACCCAGAACCCAAACCCTAGAGTAAAGAAGACTCCCCAATGGCTTTAAAGTTAAAACTAACAACTGCTGAATTTACAGCTTTGAGTGATACTCTGAAAACAGAGTATAAGTTACAAACAGATGGCACGTACACTCTTGATCTGGGTGATAAGGTTTTCACTACAGATAAAGACCCTGCTGCGTTGATGGCCGCCTTGGAGCATGAAAGAGCGGAAACTGCCAAAGTGAAGGCTATTGCCGACGCTTTGGAAAAAAAGCTTCCGACGCTGCCGCGTCCGGTATCACAGATGTTGCCGAGTTACGAACGCATTTCGAGAACCAACTAAACAACCTTAAAAAGAACAAGCCGAGGAGAAGAAATCTGCCTTGGAGGCAACAAAAGCGCAAAACCTGAAGGCTGCCCAACAGCAGGTAACAGAACAAGCTTTGAAAATTTCCACACAATTGTTCGGGACAAACGCTCTTTTGATGTTACCTCATGTTCAACAGAGAATGCAGGCAACTGTTGATTCGTCAGGTGTCGCCCGCGTAGAATTGCTTGACGCGGCCACTGGCGGACCTTCGATCGACCAGAATTTGGATAATTTTAGAAATTCTCTGTCGACAAACGAAACCTTTAAAGGTATGGTCGTTTTAAGCAACGCATCGGGTGGTAGTGCCAACGATAGCAAATCAAGTTCGGCCACTACCACTAAAGAAGACGGTTCCCCAAAGAAGTATAAAGACTTCAAATCAGGCGAACTAGTTTTACTGAAGCGGAATCAGCCGGACGTTTTTGAAGCATTACTTGCAAAAAGAAACGAAAGTTAATTCCGATGGCTACAGTAAAACTAGGTGACATCATCGATGTGGAAATTTATCAGGGAATTGAGCCTGAAAATAACCCCGAATTGTCAGCGTTCTTTCAATCTGGTGTGGTAGTCAGTTCACCGAAAATGGATGAATTGGCTAACCTCGAAGCGGAGTTGGTCAATATGCCATTTTGGCGAGACCTTGACCCAGAGGACGAACCCAACTATTCTTCAGACGCTGACACGTCCTCTACGCCAAATAAAATTATTCAGGGAAAAATGGCAGCAAAACGCTGTTCCTTGAATAATTCTTGGTCTGCCCGCGATCTGACGAACGAAATGACCATGGGCATGGAAGCCATGGAGCGAATCAAATCGCGAACCTCTCGTTATTGGGTTTGGCAGTGGCAACGACGTGTTATCGCTGCAACTCTGGGTGTTTATCGTAACAACAGAGTTGCTTCAAACGCAGGTGTTGATGCGGGCTTCGGTGTCACCGACGACATGACTGTGGACATTTCTTTGGACAATGGAGTTGGCCTAGAAGCGAATTTCTTTGATCGAGAAGCTTTCACAGCCGCTCGATTTACGCTAGGTGACCATTTTGACAGCCTGTCTGCAATTTTGTGTCATTCGACCATCTACCAAAGAATGGTCGATCAAGACGACATTGATTACATCGCCGATTCCCAACAGAGTGGTAGAATTTCGTTGTATCAAGGCCATCGTGTGATTGTGGACGATGCTGCACCAGCGTTTGCAACCACCAGTGGTGGTGGTATTCGTTACATTACCACGCTCTATGGTGCGGCAGCTTTCGGTTATGGTGAAGGTACACCCAGTACCCCTGTTGAAATTGATCGCAATCCTGCAATTGGTGATGGTGCGGGCGAAGAAGTTTTGTATGAACGCAAAACTTGGTTGTTGCACCCATATGGTCATACGAACCTAGACGCGGCCAACAGCGCAGCGTCTGGACAGTGGCAAAATCTTGCGGATCTTGGAAACGCGGCTAACTGGAAGCGCAATCATTTCCGAAAGAATGTCCCAATGGCATTCCTTGTATCGAATGGTTAATTTTTTCACAACTTAACCCGGCTCTACCGGGTTTCGTTGTTTCTTCCAATAGGTGGTGACATGAAAAAGTATCAAATTCAGCAGTACTTAACTGCTGACTTAACGGCTGAAAGAAAACTCAATTGCGGAAACGGAAGGAATCTTCGAGCCGGAAGATATTAACGCTTGGTATTTTCAAGCAATCACAGGTTTTGTTTACCTGAAGATTCAACCTTCACAATTGTGACAGAAGAT